CTTATAAGTATTGCCTTTTAATCTTTCTTTTTCGGCAATGTATTCACAGTAATATCTCAACGAATCTACGTTTTTCATCTGAAAAATGATTTTCTTCAACTTTCTTCTATATTTCCTGCGTTCTCCTATCATAAATTTCCTCCTAGCATATAATTGTAGGGAAAGGGGAATTTGCAACCCCTCTCCCAAACCGAAACTTGATTACATGGGATTACCATGTAATATATTATATGTAGGATTCAAAAATATTATTCATCCTTTTCGGGTTTTCCCTCTTTTTTCTGCCAACTGTGCTTTCAACCGCTCGTTCTCTTCCTGCAAAGCAAGAAACGTAAACTCCGTCTTTGCAAGCTGAACTTTAAGTTCTGCGATTTCAGCAGACAGTTTCTTTTCCACATAGTCATTGAGTGTAATTTTGTTTTCATCCATTTCTTTTTACCTCCTAATTTGAATTATTTATTGTAACACTGGGAATATCGCTATTCCATTCAGGTTATCATTGGTTATGGTGTTATACTGTGCATTAACGGCTAGGTTTCCAGTCTTAGCATTAAAAGCCACTCTAACACATTCACCTCTACCAGTTACCATGTTGTGATACTGGACAACATCTGCTGCACCGGAATCACCAGGCATTAGCTCTGTTTGAACAATGCTCGCCCAAGGTGATGCTGAAGCAATTGAATAGTCGCGAAATACTACGGCTTTGAATAAACCACCATTCATGGTAATGCCATATAAGATAGTTGAACTCGGCGTCGTTGTTGTCACACTCGAACAATGCTTTTCAAAAGCAACATTAGCATTTAATGTAGTGGTTCCAGCCCCATTAACTCTACCAATTGAAATACTTCCTCCATAACTGTTTAAATATAAAGTTGTCGCAGCATTGTTCTTGTCGACTGCTTGAATCGTTCTTTGTCCAAGATTCATATGATTTCCAGTATTAGACGAAATTTGTAAGTCGTAATTCGTCAGTGATGCATTATGATTAGAGTGTATTTTAAGGGGGGAATCGACCGTAAATGGAAATGTTTCCGAGAGTTCTCCATTTTCATATAAACTATTAGCCACATACCCTAATCCATAACTAGTTTTTTTTCGCACTACTCCGTCTGGTGTTAATTCGGATATGGTTATATTTCCGGCATATGAATCAGCAAACTTCGTTCTAAACCATGATTGTTTTATATTTGAATTATTTAAAAACATATACTGGTCTATTGTTAATGTGTTATCAAAAATTGATTCATAAATAACTTTTGTACTGTTATCTTTCCATATTTGGCTAGTTCCTTTAAATGAAGGAATACCATTGCTTGATATGTCTAATTCATATGAATCTTGCTTTTCGGAAGCTCCACTGCTACTTTTCGTGTATGCTTTTGATATTCCATCTTCCTTTATATTAAATCCACCAATCAAACCGTTATCTATCTCTGCATTTGCACCTTTTAATGTTGCACCAGTGATTGTTCCGGTTGCCGTCACGTCTTGCGAAAATATTTTTTTAATAACAGCAGAATCCGCAAAAACCTTTTCAACATCAAGTTCACTTGCTGTTATGCTTTTTGCTACGATTTTATCTGCATTTACGGTCCGGTCAGTAAGTATATATCCATCCAAAGTATCAACTGTTTTACTTTGAAGTTCTCCTAAATTATTCAGCGAATAAAGCAAACCATTTTCGCCTTTTAGCAATATTCTGTCTGCCACTAAAGTGCCGGCCGTAATGTTTGCGGCGTTGACTTCAACACTGTCTAAAAAACCAGTGATATGTCCTTCTACGATTGTTGCTCTATCAATAAGACCAACTTCTGCAAATAATGTAGCAATATCTGCAACTTCAATATTGGATAATTTGATGTTTGCATATTTTAAATCTGCACTCTCCGCTGACAAATAGCCTAGGGCTGCTACCTTTGCACTAAGGTTTTCTGTAGTGATAGCCTTTGAGGACAATGTATCTATCTTTCCATCTACTGCTCGCAGTGATGTAATAGTTGCATATGTCAAATCAGCATTTTTGGCAGTAATATATCCAAACTCACCGATAGTTGCTTTCAGATGTTCAATATACGCATTATCTGCCGTCAAATCCGTAATAAAAGATTTCGACACCTTTTCCCATTCAATCGTAGCATCCGCAATCTTTGCGTTGGTGATTGTAGAATCCTTAATCTTGCTATTCTCAATCGTGGAATCCGCAATTTTACTATTTGTAATAACTCCATCATTGAAAATAGCACCAAGGATTGTACTAGTAACCGTTCCGCTTGCCTGCGCCATTGTTCCACTATTGTAACTATTTGAACCACTGCTACCAACTGACGATGAGTTTGATTCCTGCACTTCACACGGTGATGTAATCTCCGCATAAAATCCACCATCGTAGTGCAGCGTCATTTCTCCGACAAGCACATACTTCTTAACTCCGTCATAGTCCTCGAACGTAAGCATTTCACCAACCGACATAAGAGGATGCCAGTACATTGTTTCGATACTCGCTTTATGGTAAACAAACGCCTTGTTCAAAAAGGATAACCCTGTTTTCCACTGCATTGGCGTAACTTGTCCTAAATACGTATGAACCGTATTTCTGTCAAGCGTTTCGTATAATATCCAAGGTGTTTCAATCGTCACTGGATAATTCTCTACATTCGATACACTGCTTGCCTTGTCATTCAATACGACCGTGGATTCACCCTCATAATATCCAAATCCAACATAGTCACTGTTTGTCTCGTAAAAGTACCAATTATTAGCCTTTACAGATACGTTGTTTGGACACATAAGGTTGTTTCCGAAAATCGCATTAGAATCATAGGTATCTCCATTAAATATAGGTCTGTAATTGTTATCTGTTTGCAACTCTGGTAACTGCTTAATATAAAAAGCACCGTTTTTTTCAATCACATTTGCACGTAACAAAACTGCTATACCAGACAACAAATCTCTCCATGTGATTCTGCTTTCCCAATCCCAATCGTAACCATCCTCATCATTGTCCGCAAAATTTGATAACATAGGAATCATCAAATGGTACAACTTATATTGTTTGATTGACGATAAAACATCTTTCCAATTATCAATGTATAGCGGACATCCTGTGACACGCAAAAAGTCTTGCGGCAAATACTCCCAATAATAAACGTCGTCACGTGTGTAGATAAACTGCAATTGGCTAGGTACGTATTTTTCTTCCAATTCCGTTTTGTGATATTCGTTTAGCGAACTAATGACGATTTCTGCTCTATCCATGTATTCACTCATCAAACCGTTCCCATTAAATGAAACAGTATCACCGTTGTATGTTGGATTTTCTTTTACAATAAATCTTCCGATAGGTACCGGATATGCAAATTCATTCCCTATAATAATCCATGCATTTACAATAGTTCCTTTTAATGTATTATCGTAATATGTCTTTGCAATAAGGGCATCCGTAAAATCGTTATTTTCTGCATACATTTCACAACTCATAGTAGGACTATAAGTAGAGCCATAACTGGCAAATGAATCACTAACACAACCTTGCGATATACTTACAGATATTAGCGTTTCTTTTCCTCTTGTGCTTACACTATCCGAATTTCCTGTACTTATACTCAGATATAATTCTGTTGCTATGTCAGTATAGGAAACTGTACAGTCTCCAGTAATATCTTCTTCATCTTCTGTGCAGAACACGTACCAAGACATATACCTATAATCATCGGAAATCATCATACTTTTGCAATCAATCGTATTTACGCCACGTTTATACACACTTCCGTTATTGATAGCGTATTTTACATAGTAATGAGTTCCGTTATAGTCAAAATCCAAAAAAGACAAACTAAACGAATCTCCGATATTTACATCTTTTACAGGTGAATCATATTTCAATGTATATGTAGGGTCGCTTTCCAAAACATAAAAAACTTTTGCTGTATAACTCATCGCTCCACCGCCTGTATCTGTATGCTAGACCAAATAAACTTTCCCTTAATGAAAGTCATTGCGTCAAAACTAGGGTTGCCAAAATAAAACTGCTTTGTTTCTTTTTCTCCTTTTTCATTGGTAAACTGTATGTAACCGTACCGGTTTGATAAATCATCCGGGTCTGCGTACTTCATCAACTTTTTGATTTCGCTTGGCGTCAAATTTGCCGGAAATGCCATGTCAAGCGTTACTTTCTTTGCAACTATCTTTCCGTTGTAAAGTGCTTTTGAACTTCTTCCTGCTTTTGCGTTCCACACTTTTTCTCGTGAGATTTTCCATCCCTCATATTTTGGTGTTGGCATATCTTCTAAACTGTCCTTAGTCCAACCAAACTTCAACGTAAATGCCATATGACACCTCCTAACTTTTTCACATAAAAAAGAGACTCATTCGCATGAGCCTCTTTCTTTAAGCCATGTTCCAAGAAATTCCTTTATTCTTGGAGATTTTCTTTGCGTTGTTCATAATTGCCGTTGTTACTTTTGTTCCGTCAAGGTAAACATCACCGCCACCGACATTTGCATTCGATAATTCCTCTTTGATTGCCGCCTTTGTAGCCGCATAAACAGCCGGTGCAACCGCTTCGGAAATACCGGTCGTAATCTGTTTGTTATTTGCAACAACGGACTTACCATTGTCGAATTTACCCATCATTTCGCCGTGACTTGCACGGAACCAACCATCTTCCGGAAATCCACCGTTAGCAAACAGTATTGGATTATTTGTTGCTATTCCGTACTTCTTCAAATATTTAATGAGTTCTTTCCACTTTTTACTCTGCTGTGCCGCTTTAGCCTTTTTGCTACTACCATTGTAATCTATTGCTCCAGGTATAACAACTCTTCCCCACTGGTCTTGTGTGGTTCCAACAGCGTTCATCAGTTTCTTAAACTTTTCTCCGTTGTATTTCTTTCCGGTTTGGCTTTTAGTTGCTTTTTCAACTTCCTTACCACTAGCCTTTATCACTTTTGTATTTGCGTTGATAGAAAACGTCCGTGAATACAATTCTTTCTGAACAGATTTATACCACGCTTTCCTTAAATTAGCGGAAATATTCACATTTATATCACGGTTTTTCATAGTTTTCATCGCAACACTTAAATCGCCAAACGTCTTTATATCAACCCCTTTAATTCCAGCCGTAATTGTTACTGTTTTGCTATTTACGCTATCTACTTTCCCCTGCAAACTATCAACATCATCACCACCAGAGGTTTCAGCCTTAACCTTTACTGATTTTGGTTTCAAGGAATCAATTTTTTTCTTCAATGCGTCTGTTGACTTGTAGTTCTTATCTGTTATCTTTCTGTAATCTTCCCATGTAATTTCACCATTTTTAAGTTCGGTTTCTAACGATTTCAAAATAATCTTTTGTTCTTTTGCTGGAACATTTAATTTTTCCATCGTAGTTTTTAATTTCTTTTGTGCTTTTTCGTAATCTGATGTTTTTTCTACTCCATTTATACCAAGAAGATTTTGCAATTCATCCTTTTTTATTCCCTTTTTCCCAACTGCATCTTTTACGGATTTTTTTGTAATAATACCTTTTCGCAAATTTTTTCCTGTTTTACTTAAAATACTATTTTGCGTAAGAGCGGCAATACCAAGTTCATCCATTTTTTTCTGCAATTCAGTTAATTCACTTGAAAATTCACTGTATCGTGAAATTGTCTTTTTGAGGTCTACATCACCACTAGCATGTGCGTTCCAACCATACGTTGATTGATAATCACCACCAGTAATTCCTGAAACCGTAGAAAGCAATGAAGCGGCAAAACTTCCACCTTTTTCTCCATATATAGTTTTTAAGTTCTTCGTAAGTTGTTTGCTGTCACCGCCAGATGCTTCAAGCAACTTATCAGTAATTGCGCCGGCAATCTGAAAAGCAATTTCAACAACCATAAGTTTTCCAACCAGTTTTCCTAATTTTGTTCCTATTGTACTAAATTTCTTGCTCCATGCTGACGCTATTTTCTCCGATTTTATTTCTGTTGCTGATTTAACCAGAGAATCTTGTATTCCCTTTCCAAACATTATTTGCAATGCGCCCCATACGGCTTTGAATTTTTTATAAACCATAAATCCAGCAATAACCGTTGATAACTTCAACGCAATACCTAATGGGTCTCTAGCAAAGGCAGAAATAGCCACTTTTAAGGCACTAAGCAATGCTTTGCCTATTATTTTACCTACTTTCAAAAGTGTTTTTCCCCATTCTATTTGAGCAAGAAAATCTCCAATTGCTTTTCCAACTTCCCACCAATCTACAGTAGAAAGTGCTGTATCAATCGTATCAAGTATTCCAGTAATTCCATCACTGATTGTCTTTCCTAACTCCTGCCATCCAGTTAATCCAGTATTCTTGCGGACTTCTCCCATCTCTTCAAGAAATCCGTTGATGTAATCTCCGATTTTCTTTCCAAGATTTTCATATGGAAAATCTACCATAACGCCAAAAGCAAACTGAATCATACCACGCAACTTCGCTCCAAGTGATTTTCCTGCTAAATCACCGTCAAAAGTATTTATGGCAGCCGTTATACCCTCTTTAATACTTTGACCGAATTTAAGCCAATCAAACGTCTTGAAAAAGGTGTATGATGTTTCAAACCATGTATTCAATCCCTCGGAGAAATTTTCTCCAAGTTTTGTCCAATCAAGGTCTTTAACAAATCCATTTAAGAACGTAGCAAGAGATTTAGCAATCTTCTTCGTAGTCTTTTTAATCTTTGTCCATGGAATGCTTCTCATTCCCTTGTTAATCCAGTTAGCCAGTGCCGAACCGAGAGAAGTAAAATCTCCACCTTTCCATGCGTCAAGGATTGCTTTCTTCATCTTCTTATACAACTCAACTGCTTTGTTCTGGTTGCTCTTAAAAGCATTATCCCATATCTTTTCATAGTTCTTTAATGCGTCGCTAATATCCTTAGAAAGGTCAATATTAGCATTCTTATCGTCATCATCGTCATCGCTATCACTATCACTGTTGTCCTGCAATTTATTTACAATATCAAATCCCTGCAAATTGTCGGCGGCTTTTTTTGTCTTTTTAGCCGTCTTATCCATGTTCTTAGCAACTTTATCCGTATCGTCTGCCGCATCGGAGTAGTCTGGTACCTCTGGTGTTTTCCGTGAACCATCCGTATCACCAAGTTTGATTCCTGCCAGTTTCGCTACCCACTGTGCGAAATCCTGCAAAACCATAACCACAGCATTCATATATGGGTACAATTTTTGAACAATCGGCATAAACAAGGAGCCAATTGTCAAAGCCAGTTTCTTAAATCCAGCCTGCAACATCCTCAACTGGTTTGCAGGTTGGTTAATTGTCCGTGCCAAATCAGCATATGCAACCTTTGACTGTTCCAACATAGTCAAAACGCGCAACTGCATTTTGGACTGTTGCGAAAGGTTCTTAATACTTTCTGTAACACCGTGATTCATCGCAGTTTGTGCTAAGCCAGCGGAGGTGATGTCAAGTCCGTATTTATAAACGGCTCTGCTCTGTCCGACAAGAGCTGATTGAAAGTTTTGCATAACGTCAGCGGTGTCTAAGTTTGCTAAAGACGCCCAATCTGCGGATAACATAGTAAGTGCTTTTGAAGTGGCAATTGATGTTTCACCAAGCATACCGGCAGAGTTCGTAATCTGTGCAATAGCGGCGTTGTAGTTCATAACCTCTGTTAAATCCAAACCAAGGTTGTGTGAAAAAGTATTTGTTGCATCTCCAGTGTTATAATCAACATCATATCCAGTCAACTGCTTTTGAAGTTTTCCAAATCTTTTACGGAAACTTCCTGCATATTCTTCCGCACTATTATAACCGGCTTTCTTAAACTGGTTAGCACTGTCTTTTCCAACCTTATCAAGCGCAACCGAAAAATAGTTAAATTCCTCAATGTAGTCCTGCGCCGAACCAATTGCTTGACCAAATTTCTTTACAGCACGAATTACCAAAAAGAACTTAGCATAAAACATACCGATGCTACTTACAAAACCTTTTGATGATTTATGTGCGCTTTTTAATTTGTCTTTTAATGAACTAAGTGCATTTCCAAGTTTTTTAGTGCTTGTTGATGCTCTATCAGAAACAGTGGAAATTCTACTACCGCTTGACGCAAGGTTTCCAAGACCTTGAATTGTGTTGGCTACGTTTGAGTTAATTTGAGGTGCATTTTGCAGTTTTTTCAGCAAATTCATTACGCCCTTACCAAGTTTATCGAGGTTTGCAACTGTTTCACCAACACGCTTTCCGGCATTTGCAAGTTTAGCAATGCCTTCTACAACTTTTGTAATGCTAATATCAATTGCATTTGCAGAAGATAATTTGCCTACCAGTTTTACTACTTGTTCTCCTAAAATCGGAAATTCTGTTGTTACATTACTAATATACTGACCGCTATTAGAAAGCCTTGCCAACGAACCCACAACACGTGTCACAGTGCTTTCAATTGCAGATACACCGCTAAGTTTGGTTGCTAAATTTGAAACAGAATTTGCAATCTTTGTCATTTTGGATGTATCAAATCCAGCCATATCTACTTTTGAAAGGTTTTTAACCGCATTTACGGCAGATGTAATGCCACCAATGTTCTGAATGTTTCCAAGATTGCTAAGACCATTTGCCAGTGTATTCAAACCACTGGCAGTACGAGATAATCCACCAACATCAATTTTCGCAAAACGCTCAAATCCTTTTGCAATTCTATTGTAGTCGGTTGCCTTTACTCCGCTTAATGTTTTGGTAGCATTTCCAAGTTTTGATACTCCATTTGCAAGTCCACTTAAATTTCTACCGTTAATCTTAGACAGTGAAGATGTTAATACATCAATTTTACCAACAAGATTTGTAATTTCATCTTTGGCACTTTTTGCCGTTGCATTTATTTTAATTTCCAACGATTCAACTGGTTCTGACATACTAACACCTCACTATCTATCATTTGCATTACGCAAGATTTTTCAATCTAATAAAACCGTACTTTCCTGCATATTCAATTTTGGCAACTCTGCTTACTTTTGATTTCCACAGAATCCGTACGGTTTCACCTTTTTGAATTGTCATAAGTTTTTTAGACGTAAACAAACGTCCTTTTCTCAAATATGTGTTGCAACGTAATTTACCGGTCCATGTTTTTTTGAATTTATCAAAATAACCATACGTTTTCTTTAATTTTTTAGTTGTGCTTCCCCACTTTCCAAGGTAAAAATGTAGGTTGTCAATAATAGATTTCCAATTACCACCCCATTTCAAGCCAACTTTCTTTGATTTTGCAATCTTAGCAACTTTTCTAATCAGTTTATCGTTATAAAGCAGTTTAGAATCATTGATTGCAATGTCAAAAGCAATACCCCACTGATGCTGCGAAGAATAAGAACTTCCCGGAGCATTTGTTACTATTACACCGGGTTTTGTTCTTCCTTGTGCATAAAGCGAATCCTGATATGCCTTTGTACGAAGTCCCTCTGTGATAATCAGATAGATTCCATTTTTTTCACACTCTTTAAGCAAAAGTCCAAGTTTGTAGTTTAACCATGGATGTAACTTTTTTCTGTCAATTCTAATTGAATGCTTTTTTTTCATTTTTCAACACTCCTTATATGATTGTTTCCGGCAATCCCTTGTTTATAGACCTTGCCATCCACTGTTTTTCAATTTCAATTGCTTTCTTTATCTCTTGTTCTTCTGTTTCTTTTTCTATATATTCTTCTTCAAACATTTTTGACATAATTGGACTTTTAATATATTCCGATTTTGCTGATTCACCATGCAAGCAACTGTCTATGGCTACAATTAAGGCAGATATGCCATAATTGCCCCACCACATATGTTGCAATTCATCTTGTTCTTTTAACTGGAGTTCATGCGCTTTGTCATATGGATATAAGTCTTTTGGACAACTTTCCATAATCCTATCGTAAGAAACTCCATAGGAAAGATAATGAGGTATTGCATCTTCATATATAAAATCCGAGTATGACTTATTTATTTTTTCTGTGGCTTCTTGTGGTCTTGCGGAAGTTTCGTTACTTTCTCCGATGCTTCCTCTGTCTCCCCAATCTGGTTTAACAGGTCTCCCAAAAAACCCTTACTCATCAATTCCTCCGTCAACTGCGTAAACAAATCAAGGATTCCTTTATCTGGCGATTCATCGTGGTAATCGTCAAGAATATCTCCTACTTCTTGAACGCTCTCAACTGGATTTTCTTTCTGAAATCCAACGTAAAGCAAATCACGAACACAGCAAAACAATTCTTTGACCTTGCCAATGCCGCCAACATCACTGTCATTTTCAACTTCTTCACTGTCAAAAATTCCAAGCAAATCCTTTGTTCTGTCCATCAAATCTGTGTCGCAGAAACTGTTATATCCAAATCTAACCTTGTATTCCTTACCTTTAACTTTTAATTCCATAATGATTTATCCTTTCCCCACTTTTAGTGGAAAGGAGCCACCCCGAAAGGTGGCTCTCTTTTTTACTTCATATATTATTCGAGTTCCGGTTCGGCTGTCTCTTCATCCTCGCTACTCAACACAGCCTTTTTAGTGTTTCTCGTTGAATAGCTTGTTACCCCACTTTTGTAACAGTGAAAGTACCATCCTTGTTATCAACGACTGTAAGTTGGTCAGTAACCCATTTAGGCACGGTATTCTGAACAACGGTAGCGGTCATTTCAAGAATTTCATCTACGCCGCCTACATCATTTACAGTAGGTGTAATCTGCCCTACATATGCTGCTTTGGCAACACCACCAACGCCATCCGTTCCATACAACTGAATAATGTCGCATTTTTTACCCTCAACATTCAAAAGAGCACTAAAATCATCTTTTTCAAGGTTTCCTACAAACTCTTTTGCGTCAGACTGTTTAATACCCATTTCAAAAGTCTGTGCATCATCCTCCATCGTGGTACTTTCTACAGTGTTTGGTGCAGATGTTGGCGATGGGATTGACTTTGCACGTAACATCAATTTGTATGTTCCTGCAAATCCATCTTCGCTGTGTTCTTTGTAGATAATTCTTGCCAAATAACTTGTTGAAGCCATCTTGTTACCTCCTTAAATTTAATAAAAAAATAAAGCCTTTCGGCTTGTATTTACGTCAATATATATCATTCTTTCCGATTGTTCTGCTAAATCTAGCAGTTTGCCGGTAAGTGTCTTTTGTATCATCTTGCATAGGAATTGAAGAACCACGAAAACGCATTGTTTTCATAATTCTCTTAACTTCCCTTATAACTTCTTTTGCTCTTGCTTGTGATTTATTATCAGTCACATCAATTTGAAAAGAAAACTTTTCCGCATTGATTTTGTCACCCTCTAAATCTTCTCCGATTTCTGAACCGGGTAACAATTGCAATCTTACAAAAGGAAAAACCGCTGGTGTATTACTACTGCCAACGGAAGAAAAGTTTTTGTCTGTCATTTTGTATTTTTTTTTCAAACTATCGGAAAAGTTTGTTTTTATCCTTGTGAATACAGTAGATGGCACTAATTCATCCCATTCCACCGACATATGCACCACCTACTTTCAAAATATTTCTTTCGCCGTCTTTATAATTTTGCTTCTTATATCTTCTCCGGCTTTATACATAGGCATAGTGGCTTTTACACCATGCGTAGGCATCCATTTTTGTTCCTTTTCATTCCAGTACCACCACATATCGTCATAAGCGTGTGTCTGCCCCGGAAATGTACCAACGCCATAAGGAAATTTACTTCCTACTAATGGATTTTTCGTTGGGTTAAAATGAACACCTGCACCAAATTCAATAGCAAGCAATATGCTAAACGGTGCGTAACCATCTTGTTCTTTTACTTGCCCCTTGGCAAGCAATATACCGTTACACCCAATCTTGTCAGCAGATATGTTTGTCGAAACCGTAACATACTTTCCTAATGGACTCTCTGATATATTTGTTTCAGCGACCTCTACACCACTTTGTAATAGTCTAGAAACAAGTTGTTTACATTTGATAGGTAAATCATCCCTATACTGTAAAAGTTGCTTTTTAAGGGCGTTTAATCCACTTACAGACAAGTCCGCAGTAAATGTTTTTTTTCCCATACTATTTCACATTCCTTTTTAACAAGAACAAGTCCTCATTTAATCCTTCATCTGCAACACCTTTTACTGTGTAATCAGCACTGCTTTCATCTGGAATTGTGTTATCATCATCCTTGTATACGATTTCCGACTTTTTCCAAATCACGCTACCGGATTTCAAAGGCAAATAACCTTTACTGACAATGATTTGTGCATAGTTTGTACTATCATCAATACCATAGTCTTGCCATACAACTTCATTTAACTTATTTGTGATGTTTGCCTTAAACTCAACTGGTTTTGTATAACCAATTGTTGTTTCTCCGGTTTCAATCTTGTTTCCATCATCATCCGTAATGTAAATTATATTTCCCTCTTCGTCTGTATAACTTTCATATATCGGTATTTGCCCGTCTTGCAACGAATAATACATTTTTTGTTTGTTAGATGCCAACGTCATCAAGTAAACCACCTACTCACTTGATTTAATCTGTTTAATAAGCTGATTTCCGTAAACACTCAATCCGGCAACAAGAACACCCTGAACAATTGATGTAAACACTGCCATAAGCATTTCTGGTACTGTTCCAATAGATGTATTTGCCATTACCCAAATGGCACAAAGCAAAATGCCAAGTACACCTAAAATACAAGGAATGTACTTATCTTTGATAACATCCATTTTTTTAATTCCGACACCAATAATATACAGAACAACTGCTACTACAATCAGTTCCGGTTTTACATAACTCATAATACTATCCATCTTTTCTTACTTCCTTTCCGTTGAGACGTTCTTCAAGTCCGTTAAGCCTGTGATGAGCCTGCTTGCAACTTTCTTCAACTTTAATAATTCTGTCATTGTGCATTTTAATATCTTCCCTCATGGATGATATTTCTGATTTAATCTCTTTAGTATCTTGACCTATATCATCAAGTTTTACATTGATTCTTGTGTTGTCTTTTACGCGTTCTTCTATATCTTTTGTGTCTGTCCGCTTATTATTCTTTAGTCCAAAGTAAACAGAAAAACAAACGGAAATAACGCTAATAAGTAAAGCAATCTCAATATTCATACCTTACCGCCTTTCCGCAAATTATAGTGTTTCGTTGCCCTCCACCGCTTACACGAAACGCCCTGCAAGAAATTTAGATACTCTAAACAACTCACGCACAATCTTCTATAAGACCTGCACAAATGGATAAACACATTTCAAAATATCATCACGACTAACCCAAGTTCTGGAAATTGAATTTTCACTATGGCTACTTTCAAATGGTGCGCCCATCTGTGCAAAATCATATACTGCCAAATTCTTAATTACGGAATAGTAGTTATCGTAAAGGTCTTTCTCAATTTCCTCATCTGTATAAGATGTTGCCTGATAGTTTCTTCTGTTCTTAACTTCTCGTATAGCATCTTTGACCTTTACTAAAATTATGTCAGCATTAAACGTAGGCTCATTTCCATATTCAATTGTCAAATCTGCAATAATTTCTTCTTGCAGTCCTACTTCCATTGCTTCATCCATAATTCAAACTCCTATAATCCGAATTTTTCAATCAACATTTTCTTTAAATCTGCGCCGCTAATCTCTTCCGCTTTATCAAATCCCTGCTCGTTAGCAAGTTTTTGTAAATCAGCGGTAGACATACGATTGATTTCTGTTTTGGTATAAGACTTAGAAAAAGCAGAGGAAGTATTATCAACCTCTGCCGTTTCTTTAATCTCATCTCCTGCCTTATACCACACACCGTTATATTTTATGGAATGTGTAGCAATCATAGGCTTAGTCCTCCTTAACTTTCATTACAAGTACGCTGTCCATACCCTCAAACGTAGGCAATCCAATCATAGATACAACACAGTGTGTGTTGATTGGATGGTTTGTAGCGTATGTATATACGGAAATACCAGTTTCAACAATGGAAAGGTTTCCGTCTGTAAGACTTCCACTTCTTTCTTCTGGTGTTCTTCCAAATACATAGTCTCCGAGGAAAACACCGGCAGACTGTGCAGATACAATTCCGGTTGGAATAAAATACTGTGCCTTTCCAGATTCATCCATATACAACTTATTGTAGATTTCAATTTCAATTCCATATCCGCGAAGATAGTCAGCAACCTGCGCCTGCTGCAATCTGATACCGCCAGTGTAAGCAGTAATTCCAAGCACCTGTTTCTTTGTATCCTCCGCTTTAAGAAGCATTTCCCAAGTCTCTGTATTCATAGCAAATCTTGTGAGAGAATATCCGGTCTGTTTTGCAAACTCATTTTTTGCCGTAATCAAATCGTCAAGTGGAGCAGCTGTATCTGATTTATCCCAAGCACTTGTTCCTGTAATTTCCTTAAAGTTTTTTTCTTTGTGTTCTGCACCGTCACCTTGCACATACTCAACATCATAAGGGTTTCCATCAATTGCAACTTTTACCTTAGGAATACCGTCAACCGGTGCGAGCAAACTCCAAATCTGACGTTCCGGAACAACTCTTGCTCCTTCAATTAACATCATTGGTTTTTTGCTAATCTCACGTAAAACACTGTTTGCAAGATTTACATTTTCGGAACTTCTGTAGTCGTCATACTGCTGTTCCTCTTCCTCTGTTACCATGTAAGATTCACGATAAAACGGCATCTTATTCGTAATATCAGAGAATCCACCAACATCTCTTAATTCTGCCTGTGCGTCAAAATTAGATGCTTTCAAAGATACTGGCAATCCACTTTTCCCTTTGATAAATCTAAGGTCAAGAGAATCCTGTTTACGTGTTCCAAATTTCTGTCTACCAAGATATGGTTCAGAACCTAATGTCTTCTGATAATTGTTCCACATTACACCAAGGCTTCTTGCTGTAAATGCTTTTGATAATGGTAATGCTGGCATATTTTTCTACCTCCTATTTTCTTATCCATTGTTCTTAGTTGCTTAAATTTTTGGCGCACCATAAAAAGTAACTCTTGGTGTCGCTGTTCTAGCCGCATCAGCAATAGAAAGGCTTGTAACCTTTGTCCAATCAATTGTTCCCTGATAAACGTAAGTTCCCGGTGCATCGCCCTGTGTAACATCTACGTCATGCAAAAGATAACCTTTGCAATCTGCATCATTAGATGGAAAAGGTGTACCAGCCGGCACAATTTTATTTCCATTTTCATCTGCTGTAGATTTCATTGTCTGCGGTACTAAGCAAGCCGCTCCCTCATAAGGGAAGAATTTTAAGATGCCTTTTCCCTGCGTAAAATCTCTTACGATTGGTTTTCCCATAATCCTTTACCTCTACTTTCCTAAATTTTGTAATAGTCTTTAGTTGACTGTTCAGCCGATACATTTCCAAATGAAATACTTTCAGCATTTTTTACATCTTCCGGCTTATCATCGCCATTGTTTCCACCTGTAGAACCACCCGGATTAGGCGTATCGTCAAGTTTCTGTTTCTCATATTCAGCGATTGCCGTTTTTTTACTGTCGGCAAAAATCTGACCGAGAACCTCATAATCTGTAGCACCATCATCTGTAACAACTTTGCTTGCCTGCTCTGCTGTTAATCCAAACTTTTCCATTGCATTTGCTCTCTGTGTGCGAACTGTGTCTTTCTTTTCAAGCTGCGCAATTTGTTTGTTTGCCGCTTCAAGTGCCGTTGTTGCTTTTTCAAGCTCTGTCATGTTCTGGCTGTTAAGCTCGTCAAGCTGTGTCTGCAATTCATCAGCCTTATTAGCTTTTTCCTTGTATCCATCTGCCCTGTCTTTTTCTTTCTTTGTTTCAGCGTTAATTGAATTAAGCAAATCTGAAATCTGCTCATCCGTTGGCTCTTCAACTCCAAAAGAAATAAGTTTCTGTTTTGCCTGTTCTCTAGTCATAATTACCTCCATCAATTCACGTTTTTTAACACGGTTTGCTCCGCTTGAATTGTTCTGTTGTTTTACGCACAACTGCAAATTTTTATAAAATAAAAGAGATAGTCTATTCGACTACCTCTTTATTTACTGGGTTGTTATTTGGTTCTACATCTTTGCTTGTTGGATATAAATATTCCATTCTCTCCTTTGATTCAAGAGCAACCGCTTCACTGTCACTAAACAAATCAACGGTTTTAATTGCTCTTTTGTAATCAACCCCTGCTTCAAGTAACATCTTAAGTGCTTCTGATTTTGTAAGCAGATTATCTATCTTATTATGGTTGATATGTATTTCAATGTCGCTTGGCATAAGCGTAAAATTTCGCTTTATACGCAAACGATTTAGTATAATTCTAAGAGACATTCTTTCCGATTTTTTTAGTATCGGTTCGTTGATTGCCGTTCTTAGTCCTGCATCATAATGTCCGTTTCGTAGGTTTACTGCATTTCCAGTATCACCTCCGGCATTGTTATTGGAACGATTAGCCAAGCCTTGAATACTCAAAAACCTTTCAAACAAATCATCAAAAACAACTTGACTTTCTGTTTGGTTCAGTTCATTTGTCATAACATCAACATCGGCTTTGTTTTCGCCATTGTTTGATTTAACAACTAAGGCACCTTCTAATCTCATCTGCGAAAATGTATCTTGGTCAATCTCGCAATTCACAAATTTAATCCATGCAGAAACAAACTGCTCAATGCCGTTTACCCGGTCAGAAGATAATGTATTGATTGAATCCGTAATAGGAATTGTAATTTCAATATCCGATAATCTTCTTGCATTGTTTGGATATTCCACAACCGGAATAGCGTTATTTCCGTTTAAACCACTACTTTTAATTTTTCCATCGACAATTTCAAAATACTCTCTTTCCGTATAGCAAAAATATATTGAATTATTGTTTTCATCTTCTCTAATTTGACAAGAAAATGCAGGTTTTCTATTTGAGTAATAAACAACAAACGTATAGCGTGGGTCTTCCGAAAACAAAGCAAAGTCGCTTTCGTCAAGCAAATCTCCGTTTCCGTTGTCATTTCCAACAAATCTATAAGCCGTACCGCAAATACTTCGCCAACGACAAATATCAATATCTACTTCTTGCTTGCTTTCAGAATCCATCGTAACATTAAGTTCCGTAATCTCTTCTGATTTCTTATCGTCTGTTCCACGTAACACATATTGAATAGGCTCTGCACATATTTCAGCAGTTTTACGCTCAACAAGTTCATAAGCAAGATTTAAAACAAGTTTGTTGTTTACTTCTGGCCTATTTACCTTTTTACGGTATAAAATAGGCTGGTCTCCTCTGTAATATCTATCAAGGTAATTGATTTCTTTTGCATTCTGCGTGTGAATCGAAAGTGCCTTGTTTAATTCTTCGACAATATTTAATTTTGTAATTTTGGATTTATTTGTAAAAATTACTTTTCTTCCAAAATTGCATTGATTTACTGCCGTAAACGGTCTTATGTTTTTTCCATAATACTTAAACATTAAAGCACCTCACTAACAAAACGTCATTCCACTCGATGTTGTCCTTTGTAATATTTTTTTCAGCTCTGTAGTTCCGGTATCTACATGGTAAACAACTCTTTTTCTGCATTTTTTGCAATTCACAGAAATATTCATACTGGAACGTCCATCCCATGTCGCTACTTTTCTTCCGCATCTTGGACAATATATCGTTTTTGGTTCCGTCATAAAAACCTCGTTTCTTGCAATAAAAAAACACCGCCTTTTTTGGCAGTGTTTTATTTTGATTTCTTCATTTTATATTATATAATAATTGCGATATGACATACTATGACATATTATCAATCTTTGTATGTTTTTCCATATAACTTTTCAAATTCCTGCAATGCTCTTCCGTGTATTCTGATTGTTTGTCTCCATGAATACGTCATTTCATCTGCAATTTTCTCAAATGTCTTTTTTTCAACATACCGAGCAAACAAAATATGATAATAAGTTTCGTTGTCAATTCCATCAATTTGCGAAACAATAAGATTCTTTTTATCTACATAGGTGTCGATTAAATCATCCAATTCCTTTTCCATCTTTTCAATTTTGCAATAGGTAGAACCCATTTTGTCAAAGTTAGGACTTGTTTTTACTCTTTCTTCATTTTTTACAGCAGAAACACTTCTTGCCAGTTCTCTAAATTGCTGTATTTCAGATAACTTATTGTTTATCATTCGGTCAAGTCTACTAATTTGCTGTAAATATGTTTTAGTATCCATAATTTCTATAACCTCCTCTAAATGGGTTTTTTGGCACTTCTATTTTTGCCATACTCCAATTTCCCTCAATGAAGTATGCTAAAGACGCAAGGCAATCCGCCGCATCCTCATGTTTGTTTTTTCCAGTAACCGTAAAACTGTATAAATTTGTCATAAATTTTCTGTATTCCTGACTTCGGCATCCAACATCACGGAAATAAAACTCTCTAATACTTCCAGCCTTATCCCATATCCTTTGCGTTTTTCTCATGTTTGTAGGTGCATATTCAGAACGTAGATTTATTTTCCGTCCTTTTTTCTTTAGTAATTCTTCGATTTCATCCTTATATCCTTCTCCACCTTGATTTGCTTCAAAAAACGCACTTCCAACGTCATTATCAATAATCATGTTTGCTACTTTAGGTTTTGTTATTTTCTTTTCACTGTTGTCGAAAACAACATCGTCAATATAAATTGAACCATCCTCGTACATATAAGCTACCGCAAATGCGAGAAAATCTTCTCCGCCTAAAGCAACGTCACAAGCCGCACATATTCTGTAAGGTTCTTCTTCCGGCAATACACCATTGTAAAATCTCATATGTTCTGGATTAAAAACTGCACCGTCACGTTCAATTGGTTCCTGCTGATACTGTGCGTACCAAGATGCCATATCATCATTTTCTTCAAACTTTGCTCTTAACGTCCGGTAGTATTGCGTTGTATATCCAACACCATAATCATAATCAAAGTTGCTTTCATCGTTTTCGTCCAAAGCCGGTATCTTCAAAATGTCATATCTGATATTTTTTGCTTCTGGGTTATTCTGCAAGAAATCCAATCTATCACTATAAAGGTCGTGCAAACTCCAAATCGTACCATTATGGATTAGTTTGCACTGTTCCTTTTTACGTGACATTACATTATTGTCAAAGATAATCTGCTTTCGTTTAAGTGTGTCCGGGTTAAGAACATCTTGAATACCTTCAAGAATATCATCCAATACCATCCAGCCGTAAGCGTCATATTCTCCATTAAGTCCACTTTCCAATCCTTTTCCAGAAAGTGTTTTGTACTTCTTTTTTCTCACAAGGTCTACTTTATGATTTTTTGAATCCGTATCAGCAACTTTTATTTTTGGAAATACATCGGAAAAACAATATGTTGGGTCTGTCCAGATTTCCATGACACCAGTTAAAAATGCTCCACCTAATCCCTCTTTGTATGTCACATACAAATTGCTTTTTTCTGCGTCTTTTGCACAATGCCATGACATAGCAAGCGTTATTATCTGACTCTTACCAACCCTTGGCGCCATGTGAATAAACAATTCATCAAGTTTTCCATCTTCAAGTTCCTGCAACTTATCGACAACTTGTTTAAGGGTTTTTCTTCTAGGCTCATAAAATCTTTCTTTCTTAGGTCTGTTTTTTTCTATGTAAAGAATGTAACTATCAAGAATGTAAGGTGCTTCATAAAGCAGTAAATCGTAATATTTATCTAAAATATCATATGACTGCTTGTTTTTTTGAGATTGCGTTTCAAGCCAATTAAAATCAGCACCATTTGTAATTGATTTTATATACTCAAAAATCAGTTCTTTTGCTCTTGTAGAAACTTTCAATCCATATTCACGGTCTTTTCTTCCGCAAAGTATAATTTTACTTGCTTCGCAATATGCATCTATTACACTACGGTCTATTCCATTCCGTAATATGTATTTTTCGTATTCTTTTATATTTTTCTCATCTTCAATTGTATGCATTAAAAAAGCACCTCCACACAAGCAGAGATGCTATAATAGGCATCCTGCCTATAATTTTTCTAGGTTAGCGACTAACTCCGTTTGTTAGCCGGTAATTGTTTATTTTACTCTCTTAAACTCCAAACAAATGAGTTTTCCATCTTTGCTACGTCTCCAAGAAGAAGTCCACTGTTTGACTGTTCCTTTATTCTGTTTTGGAATCTTACTTAATGTATTTTTGCTAATCGCATCATTTAATGGTTCTAACAAATCATCTACCATTATTCCATTCATTGCATTTCCTTTCCGCCGATAATCGGCAACTAACAATTTATCTTAATACCTTCTGTTAAAACTTCCGTCTTTTTCTCATTTAACATTGGTACATTGTTTTCATCTGTTTTTATCCAATTTGCATCAATTACAATCATTGGTTCTTCTCCTGCATGACCACTGAAATGTAATTCAACATCTTTACCAAGAACTTTTTTACCATCAATAAATAGCTTTGCGGTTTTTCCGTCAGATATTATCTTGATTTTTTCTTTTTCAATTGGCTCGCATCCATATACTGATTTCCAAGATTCATTATACCATTCATCTATTTCCGCTATTACAGCCGATGCACGATATGTAGGCTTACTCATTGTCTTTGTTCTGCTACACAAAACATCTTGATAATTCTCAATGATAAATTCGCAATCTTCTCCGCTGTACTCATAATCCTTGTAAAATTTCCAAAAAGACTTTATGTTTTTTATAAATCTAAATAGCATTTTCATTTTCACTATCCTTTCCAATAAAGCAAATCAACAACGTATAAAGGGCGGTAATCATAATCATATTTGCAACCTATTGTTTTCTTCATTTATGCACAACACCTTTCTTGAAACTTCGACACATTCTTCTCTCTTTTCTTCGTTTGTACATTTACCATCTGCGTTGTATCGGCAGGAAGTTAGATTGCATTTTTTATTTGCATAAGCATTATTCACATTATCAATCCATTCACGAAACGGAATATTGCTGATTGTAGTATTGTCCAATGCTTCATCAACCGTTTTTTGCACTATTTCTTGTATTGATATTTTCATTATTGTTATCCTCCACAATTCCGTCAATTATTGCTTTTTCTAACAATTCTCCAACTCTTATATTTTTTTGTTTGGCATTTGTTTGTATAGTTGAATAAACTGTTGTTTTGTCATGGGTTTTGGCATATCAACCTTACAAACATGACCCATTCCGGGAATGTAATGCCTGTATGTATCTAAACCAATCGTACATTCAATCAAGTTTTCTTTGCACTCTTCAAAATATCTGCATTTGTCACACTTTGTATATTTTTCGACATACTTTTCTGTTTTATATTTTCGTTTTCTTCTTCGTCTAAACATAAAACGCATAATTATCCATCACCTATTCAATACCCTTTTTGTGATTTCTTCACTAGGCAAAACAAAATTTTCTATACCACAATCATGCAATTCTCTTAATGCTTTTACACCCAAACTCAAAATCGTATTACTTTCCGAAATCATATTTGCAGGTATTCTATTATTTTCGTTGAAACAAGGAACCAATTTCCGTGAATCAATCTTACATCACTCATTTATCATAAACCTCTCAAAATCTTCCATACACTCATTACATAAATCGTAGGTCATATTTAATATGCCACTTTTTGTGATTGAGTTCATACACAACAGCCCTACTTTTATCTCTTTCCCACACCTGTCGCAAGTGTGCCATTGTTTTTGATGTTTCATTCTTCCACCGCCTTTTAAACTAACCCTAGCATATGCAAAATTTCATGTTCACATATTTCCCTCGAACCCTCTCTTGTGTGAATAAGGATTTCGTGCAGCTTCTCATATTCCGATTGACTACATTTATATTTATTAAAATTACTTGAAAAGCAATAATATAAACAATATCCGTATCCTTTTCCATCAATACTTCCACAAATATTCTTGCCGATAATATTATATTTTGACGTTTTCAAAACTTTGCTTTTTTTGTCTATGAAATATTCCTTTTCTTCTACTTCTAATTTTTCTTGAAGATATTTCAAAAAAAATTGTATATCTTTTTCGGACTTAGAAACATACAAAATAGTTTTTTCCATCAATCCACCAACTTTCTACCACACATAGGGCAATTATTGATTTCATAATCAAAATCCATAAAACTATCTCCCGTTGCAAAATGTATATAAAAACCGTGTTCATCTTTGTATATGTAATCTTTGTATTTTGTGCTTGTGTAATCTTTGGTATAAATATTTTTGCAAAATTCACACATTTTCATATCCCCTTTATCAAAATACCAAGAAACCGCCGCAATCTATTTCATCTCTTTTAACCAATATGGTGCTTGGGTGCAGCGAATTTTCCCACCTCTGGCATATGCGGTTTCTTGTGTTGGAAAGTATTATCCGGTCACTTATTACTATTCTGTCCATACTCTACTGTCAGACAACCAAACACAAGCATTTTAATTATTTCAGCAAGGAATACCGCAACGCTTGCTTATCCGGTAGCGAACCGGAACATTGATGTGGTGAGGAATCGAACCTCACATGATGCCTTTGTCCATATCCTTTCGGCTCACTTTGGCATCGTACTTGTGGTTTCCTGCTCTACCCTTTCCGCCACACATCAGCAAAGGCACCGATTCAAATGACTAATGGTTATATCGCAAAACAGGAAAATTCTAGGTACCTTTGCATTGCATCATCCCCTCTATCGGGGAAACGCCGATATTTGGATTTGAACCAAAACGTCATAACGACTACTAACAGTTTAGCAAACTGCTCCCTTACCTGGTTATGGTTATATCGGCAAATAGGTGTATTGCAATCCCATAAGGTCTACATTCCTTATTTGCAAATTTGGAACATTCTTACCTTTGGATATTTCCCTTAAGAAATTACACCTAATCGGCAACCGTGGATTTGAACCACGATTCTTTGTGTATAGTGGGATTCTACACAACGCATTATCCATTATGCTATCGCCGTAAGTACGGATTGGCATACATGCATCTGTGTTTTAATCCGCACTGTTGCGATTCTTTTGCGTCCGGCTACTTTGGACACTGGGAACTATCGCAACGAAACCATAAACCCCACCAGACCTTGTGACGGTCCTTTAATCAGCTTTCCGCTAGTGGGTCAAGAAAGGTTCATGCAAAAGCAAAAAACATGAACAAACCATATACACCGAATTGCCGGTGTTGTATTCCGATTCGCTCTCGGCTAGAACGGATATACATTGCCCCTCTTTGTGATTCACACTCCTTATCACGTTTAAGAGTTCAAGGGATATGGTAAAACTCTTAATGAGTTATAAAATATATCGCCACAATGGACGTACAAAAATTGATTATTGACATTATTCTATCACGAGGTCTTTCGCCTAACACTATGTTCAAAAACGAAACTACCACCATGAATCCAAAATAAACCACAGCAATGTATCGAATCAAAAAACTAATCATCACGGCTCCTCCACTCTTCGCATCTGTGGTCGTATTCGACATAATCAGATGCATAGTAACTGTCCATATTCTCGCACACATAACCATTCTCACGGCTATATGCAGCATATTTACAATTTCCACAACACAGTTTTTCGTTATCGTCCATCCTTGAAGTCCTCCATTTCTTTTACACTCATTCCAACAATTCCTGCCGAACCATCCGAATCCGTATTTTTGAAATACTCTCCGTTCTGCGGAAACATGAAACGGAACATTGCGTAATTTGCTACGTCGCAAAGATATTCTGTGTTTCCAGTTTCTTCAAACTTCGCAAGACATTTTTTAAGACTTCCAATCGCATCCACATTTCCGGTTGCAAAATTTCTACTTGCCTTGCCATATTTGTAATAACTCTGACATATCAACGCTTTCCGCTTATCGTCAAACGCCTTTGAGTATTCCGTTTTTAGCAATTCATTTTCCATTCTCAAAAACCCCTTTTTTATTTTTTCGGGAGTATGGGGGACTTAGTAGGCGGTTTTTTAATCCACCAATAGAGGGGGAGGGGGTGCGTTGCTAGTCCTCTCTTTTGCTCGGTTCGTATAACTACAATTATACGAACTTTTACGCTTTTCCGTTGTTTATCCGTCTTTTTGTTCGATTTCAATGACTTCTTGTTCCGGATTTGTCAACTTTGGAAGCTCGCTATCTGCTAATGCTTGGCTGTTTTGATTGCCGACCTGCACTGGAGCAGTTTCCGCCATCCCATAAGCCGCCTTTGCAATAAAAATCAAATTGGAGTTTGTGCCGGCTTGGTTATGTAACCGGTTGAGCGTGAAAGATTTACAAATGTTGAACCATTTTTTAACTGTGCTACCATGTGCAGTGCTAACCCTATACCTACCCATAGACCAATCTGTAAAAGTATTTCTATCAATACCAACTAAAAAACTAAACACTTCCAAGGTTGGTAATACTTTATATTTAGCACATATACGAACGTAAATACTAAATAAATTATCTAATAATTCTATATCGTCGTTACTAGGCTTTTGAATATTATCAGCAATGTAGAAAATCATAGACACAAAGTTATCAGCTATATTTTCTACATCTCCATCTAGCTCGGTATCTATGTACTCATCCACTAGCCTATATATGTCGTTCTGGTATACTTCAATACCTACTTCGCTTTTGATACTATTATCTTTCACAGTATCACCTCCAAATATCCAAAATAAAAAACGCCAACACAAGAAAAATAAAAAGTTATCCTCTTGCGTCAGCGTCTGCTGCCGTCTGTGTGCTACTGTTTCCAGAGCAGTAATTTAATATCTGCCTCTACTATACACGATATACAAGTTGTT